GATGAGCCCCAATTGAACCGATTGGTATCCTCCAAAATTCTCCAGACTGCCTTATTGCGATGTGGTGCAACTAAGACAGTTTTTGGATCGAAGAATTTTAAGCGCAGATCCGCCTATGCTCTCATTGGCTATCCAGGATGTAAGGCCGGAAACGGCATAGAATTTTACTCGGGCGATATCGATGATGATACGGATGCTTGGATTGACATCCAGGTCTCGGTAAAAGACGGAAATATCCAACTCGGAGGGGGCACGGTCAAAGACGCCGCCGATCTGCAGTATACAGACGGTACATATGTTCAGGATTTACAGCCTGCGGATTCAGGTGCGACGGCGGGAGCTACCTGGGGGACCAATATAAATAATGTCCCCTCTCCTTTGCAGGGAGTGACAAATAACACCAAAATAGACAACGAACTCGCCATTACAGCGATGACAACCCTATCGCTTTTTGTGACTGGCAACTGCGTTGCCTCGGGCCACTCAGCAACGAAAGTAGGCGGTGTGAGCGCCTGGGATAGCAAAGTATGGAGTACGCAAGGTTTCACCGGGGGGGCAGTGGTCAGTTTTATCGCTCCGCTCTCCAATCTTTGCATGGGGCTTAATTCTGATCCTATAAGTGGCTCGGGGTACACAACCATAGATTATTGCTGGAATACTATAGCAACCGGTAACGCCTTGTGGATTTATGAAAATGGTACGGGCCATAATATAGGCACTTTTACTCCTGGAGACATCCTGGCCATAGCTTATGACGGGATGACGGTAAAATATTATCAAAATGGAGTTACAAAAAGGACGGTATCGGCTCCAAAGGAGCTGTCTTTGCAATTAGACAGTTCCTTTTATGATCCCAATATGACTGTTACCGGAATTAATTTTGCCCCGCTGACTGACGGTTCAACCGCTGTAACACTTTCACTGGTTTCCACTGGAAATTGCGTTGCGGCTGGGCATACAGCCACAAAAAGCGGGGGGGCATCCGCCTTTGACTCAAAAGTTTTTAGCCAGAGTTCATATACCGGAGCGGCGCATCTAAAATTTATTGCCGCCCCATATAATTTTGTAATGGGGATTAATCAAGACCCATGGGCTGGATCGAGTTATGAAACAATTGACGCTTCCTGGAACTGCTGGGCTAATGGCACTTTATATATTTATGAGAGTGGAACCGGTATCAATATAGGAACGTATTCTCCTGGAGATACTTTAGAGATAATCTACGATGGTAAGACTATTAAATATTATCAAAATGGGACGCTCAAAAGAACGGTAAATGTAGCTAAGGGATTGACATTCTATCTTGACAGTTCTTTCTATGACCCCGGAGCCTTGGTAACAGGCATTCACTTCGGTCCTTTGACAAAAGTTGGGGCCGTGGTAGGAGATGACCTTACAGATTCATCGGGAAATACGGAGTCAATCCTTAATACCGAGTTAATAATTCTCGGTGCGGTGGGGAATATTGGAGAGAAGGAATATCTGGCTGATACTGGATTCTCCATTGGAACAAATGAAGATGGAGAAGTGGTAATTGGATGGCCAGACATCAATGGTACTTATCTTCTTGACTGCGCTGGTGGGAATGTTGTTGTTGATATTGAGGTGAATTGTGTGTGGACGGGAAGCGCATTCGCCAGTTCCGCGAACGTGGCGGCTGGGATTTATGCCGGGGCGGACTATAATAGCGCTGTTTTGATAAAGGATTATACAGGTCAAATAGCGGTCGGAAACCCAGCAGTCCTTCAGCTAAAGGATAGATTCGTTTTCGAGACGAATTCCGATACCACAGTTTTATATTTTCAGATGTCTGGCCATAGAGGGAATCAGTCAGGAACACATTCCCTTTATTATATGATTACGGGTACATACGGAGGCAAAAACTCATTTATCGTACATGGGACAAAACGATGAACTGGATTGGATTCGATAAAGCCACGGGGAAGATCCGTTGCCGCGGAGTAGGTCCTTCTTTGCCGGTTGACACAGACACAATGGGCTACATGACCTTCCAGCACAAAAATGAAACTCACGTTGTTAATGGTGTGCCGATATACACTCCAGATCCAGATTTGCAGTGGGAGAAGGTGCGCAAGAGGCGAGATGATCTGCTCGCTAAAACGGATTGGACCCAACTCCCCGACGTGAACGCCGAACTTGCAGCGGCCTTCGTAACCTATCGCCAGACACTCCGGGATTTGCCGCAGAATACCGAATATCCGTTTAACGTAACATGGCCGGAGCCTCCGGTCTCCCTGAGCGCTCCGCTTCAGAGTCAGTTAAGCGAATTGGCAGCGCAGAAAGTGACTACGGCGAAAATAACTCAGTAATCAGATTCATTCAGCAACCTTTTCAAGGGCCTCGGAGTCAATCTCCTCGGCCCTTTTCTTTTTTAACCCTCTCCGCTCGAGTGGAGGAATCTCGATGAAGAAATTCGGTATTCTTGCAGTTCTTTTTTGCCTGGTGATGGCCGGGCCGTGTTGGGCAGGGCCACCCACCGCTCCCTCGTCTGGAGTCCTGGAAATAACTTCGGCGCACACCTTTTCCGACAATACGGCCCGAGACGCCTATTTCGTTGCGCATGCCAGCGAGAAAAAGAAGGGACTCAACATTATCGTCGGGACAGGTGTCCAGAACTGGAATGGATCGACGTGGACCAGCGTGACGCCGGTTTATAAGGGACCGAAAGGCGATACTGGTGCCGCTGGGGCCAAAGGCGATACAGGATCGGCGGGTCCAACGGGTTCTACCGGACCACAAGGACCTGCCGGCCAGAATGGAACGGGTGCGGGCGATCTTCTCGCCAATGGTTCAGTCCCCATGACGGGAACCCTGTTCGGAAAAACCATCGCCGCCAAAGGTCCCATAGCGATCACCTCGTTCGCGGGGACGATTTCTTCGACAACCGGCAGCGGCAGCACTTACGGGACCATCATCTTTAGCAGTGCCGCCGATGCTATTCTTGCCGGATACTCCGCAACAAATCCAGTGCTTGGTGCGCAGGTCACGGCGAATAGCTGGACTGTGACCATAATCGGGTGGACGAATTCGACAACGGCCAAGATTGGTGATTCTCCGGAGCGGTATCCGCCGAGTTACGCTAATTGGTCGGGGACCACGATAACATCTGTCCAGCTTCCCAAAGAATCCCTGGTGAATAGTGACGGTACTCTTTCCACCACTCACCTTGCAGACGGATCGGTTAAAGATTACGGAACGACGAGGGGCGACGGTACTCCTTACTTGTCGATGCGGAGTAAAACAAATCCTGGATTTTCGACCAACGGCTTCATGTGGATAAATGGCGATACTGGAGATCCAGTCCCCGCAATGAACGCTTCTGGTATGGACCCCACAATGCTCGGCATTAAGTCTGACGTAGACGGCCCGAGCATGACGATCCATTACCGAAGCGGCCAGCAATACATCAGGGGCCTTGCCTCGGGGAGTGGGACAGTTTCATTGTGGGACATCGGGGAAGACGGAGCGTGGGAATCTCCGTTTGTCAAGTTGGGAAAGGGAAGCACAACGCTCGGACAAGTTGTCCTATATAATAACGTGAACAACAACCCATTCACGATCTTCCCCGGAGCGACCGGCGTTTCCGTTGGGTGGAGAACTCCCATAGCCATGCCTGCCGGAAACAACTACACGCTCGTCGTAGATACGGATGGCACGATGCACTACTTGCCTCCGGTTACTTCCGTTGATCTATCATCTCCTGGCACAATCGGCGGGACGACTCCGGGATCCGGTAATTTTAGCTCCGTAAATATAGGGACTACGGGGCTAAGTACGGTCAATAATGTGCTGACCTTGGATAAGCCCATCAAAACGACTGCCGCTGACGGATCGCGTAAACTTGTATTGGACAACAATACAAGTGCGACACCTGCGACCGGTGAGACCGGCATAGCCAACATCGGCAATGTGCTCTATGGATTCAACAACGGGGGCACTCCGTTTCCAATCCCGACATCGGGTGGAGGGGGGATAACCGTCTCCACTTCTCTCCCAACCTCAAGTAGTCAGGCTTATATTAATGGGAGTACGGGAGTGCTTACGGTCGGGGTGGCGGCAGGATATTACACGTTCGCTCCGACTTCCGGGCCTACAGCATATGACAGCACGCCGCCGACGCTTTCCAGCATAACGATAGGCACGAACGGTACAAGCTGGACATATGCTTATAGTGAGGCGGTCCAATGTCTGACAACGGGTAATTGCTGCACTCCCTGGACCGTCTCCATGACCACTGCGGGGGCTATCACTCAGAGCTATGCTTCCGGATCTGGTACAAGCTCAATTGTCTGTACAGGCTCCCCAACGGTCAACAGCGGGGACACAAAAGCAAGCGGGGCTACCTTCACTCAGACCGGAAATCTCATCGAAGATTTGGCTGGAAACGATCTGGCTACGGTTACGAACCATGCGGTGACGAATAATTCTACGCAGGGAAGTGCGAAGACCTTCACGCCCGGAACGCCATGTCATGCTCTCTCAAATTCAGTAGCTTGTACTGTCGCTGCGGGTGACTTGGTGATCGTAGATTATTACTGGAGCACCTCAGACAATACGAATGCCACTATTTCGGATGGCACGTCATCGTTGACGATGAAAACGAGGCGCTTCAACGGTGGAGCGGGATCTTCGGTACAGGCAGGATATATATTGTCCTCCGTAGCCAGTGGGACCATAACCTACACAGCTTCCGTTTCTGGCTCCCCTTCAACGAGCAGGATAACCGTTTACCCGTTCACGCCTTCATCTCCGGCAATCTATGACACGGAGGCCGGAGGTACGGGATATGGCACTGCCGTGACCACTCCGGCCTTTAATACGGCAGGGACGCACGGCCTCGCGGTAGCCTACGTTAACATGGAAGGTGGGGCGGCTTCTGCTGAGGGAATAGGCGGATCGGCTGCCGAAGTTGTCAACTGTGCAAACGTATACGAATGCCAGTATTACAATCACTTCACTTCTCCGCAAACAGGCATAACAGCCGTGGCTACTCAGGCAATTACTTCTGGATGGGCCATAGACGTGCAGGTGTTCAAATGAGAAAAATAATCTTTCTGGTCATTTGTCTGGTCTGCTTCCCAGTCTTGGCGCGGGCGGATTGGGATGCAACTCTAAGATCCGCTTTCCCTTCTGCAACAATCATGACCTTTGATAATTATAACGATTGGGGCCAAGGCATTCAGGTTATGGCTCCTGGAGAATTCACTTCTCCGTTACCTACAGCTACTTCCGGTCCGGAAGATGTGGATGGATTCTTCCAAAATTCTGTAAACGGTTTTACGTCACAACCAATAATAAATACAGGGAACGCTATCCAGGCATTCTCCGGTGGCTGGAAAGGTAAGCAGGCTAGAACCTGTTATGATTCAACGGGAGTGTGTCCGCATGGCATGGCGATGCAGACTTACCATAATGCTAATCAAGGTTTAATAGATCAGTATTTCTTTGCAATGGTTAAGATTCCGCTATCATCTATTCCGCACTCAACAACCGTCTCTTACCCACATATAGTTGGGACGTATCCAGACACCTATTGGTATGAATTTAGCGCATGGAAGTTGCTCGACTTCGGAATGGGATTTTCGGCACCGGGTTCTTGGGCTGGAGGCGCGGGGGCTCCAAATTCTTGTGGACCCTGGAATGTAAACACCTATGGTCTCAACACTGCTATATTTAATCTAGCAGGGTATTCCCCTTATTCCATGCGTACATTTCAACTAATGTATTTAACGGCATGGCCAGATTGTTCGGCTGAGCATAATACACGCTCTGACGACATACCACATGCTACATTTACAAGAGCGTCTGTTGTAGGTGGAGACACTGTTATCTTCGACGGTACGGATAGCAGCAATAATCCTGACATTGGTAAATATATTGTATCTGGAGATTGGTTTGGCCTTGAAATTCGCTTGAACAGAGGAACAGTTGACGTTGCAAATGGAGTAGTCGAACTTTGGGTTTATGACAAGACTGGGACCGTTCAATATCACGGTAAAGCAGAGAATTTTGTTGGAATGAGGTCGTGTGCCTGCTCGGGCACAACATACATGAACAATGGTACATATGACAAATGGAATATGTTTACCACCGGAACTAATCGACTTTTAGGTACTGATCCCGGATATATGGATTGTGTTGATTCTAACGGAAGTTGCAGTTGTGGGACCTGTCTCCCTGGATATAACCAATTTAAAGAAGCCAACGTGACCACGGATGATTGGTATATGGATGATGTAATAATAACAGGAGATTCTGCCGTAGCTGGTTGCACCCCTTCAGACTCAGGCGGCTGCATCGGTCCGACTTATTTCAGCTTGCTCGGATCGGGCGGCGGCGCATCCTCATCTGGCTCCATCATCGGCGGCGGAACCATTGGAGGCGGACGCTGGCAATGAGTGCGAGCCCGAAAGAAAAAAGGGCAAAGGTCGATGGTTCGGGGATTGGAGTGGCGGATATGATGTCAGCTAAAAAGGTTCCTGAATATCCCTGGGCGCCTTCATAGATGTATTTGATTTGTCCCGAATTTCCATTGATGGCGATAGTTATAAAGCCATCCTCGGGTCTTATGTAGGCCGAACCATACCCGTTCCAGAATTTTCCGGCCTCATCTGCGGCGACTGTGTGTCCATTTTCTGCCACATAGATATAGAACGGAACACCAAATTGAGGATTGGGACATGCTGGGCAACCGGGATCGAAAGTAGGAATAGCGAGATCATTATAAAAGAAGTCTCCAGTCACAATCGACCCAACCGAAAAGAACGGGGCATTGGAATCGATGACAATCGCAGTGAAATCGACGTTTGCAGCATGGGTTCCAGTAGAGACAAGAAAAATCAGTATAAAGGAAAGGGCAATCCGTTTCATGACGCTCTCCAAGGCAGGGGTTCAATGCAAGGCGATGAAAGCAGAAGCAAAAAACGTGCAATATCGCTTATCTGTGCACCCCGACTTGAAGTGGATGCGATTCGATAATTAATGTTTTCGAGTGGTTTTGTAAGAATATTTTACGGGATTTCGGAGTAAGTCAAGAAACATGCCATTTGATAGGCGTAAGTTTTTCTTACAGGTTACGTAGTTCCGTAGTGAAAGTAGCTATGAGACCCTGGGAACAATTCCGAGAAAACAAAAAATTCTCAAAAATAAACCCGGCTACGTGCCGGGTGATGTCAATCACCTCCTTTCAAATTTGGATTCATTGCCGTACGGGGCGCATCTTCAAGTTAGATTCCCGTTCCAATTGTTAATCACCTCCCTTCTCTGATTCGCACAGGATAGGCCCGTCTTCCTCGTCAACATCTTCTTCGTTGAGAGCATCTGATTCACAGCTTATCAAGTCTTTGAATCGTTCATTGACAATTTTGACGAACTTTGGATCGAGATCCTTCTGCTGTTCGGGAAGCTTGCGGATGCTCTCCAGGGGTTCGCACGGGATGATCCTGGCCTTGCGCTTTTGGCCAGGTACTGTATTGATATCAATAACGTCACGGCGTATAAGCGTTTCGAAAACGTCTCCTCCGTCCGTTAGAATCCCCATAGTGATAAAGTATTCATCGTATGTCTGGAGGGATGCCTCAACTCCCCCCTCCAGGAGCGCAGCGTTCTGTGCCTCAAGTTGTCCGCACCGCTCGATTATCTGCAAGACATCTTCCTCGGTCTTCCCATGGAATTTTGAGAGGGATTGTATGCCAGCCTCAAGCTCCCGAACCCGCTTCTCGGCCTTCGATTTGTCATTGTATACATCGACCACGGTGGCTTCGAGATCGCGGATTCGATTGCGGGCCTCGGACAACTCGCGTTGCAAGTTTTCGGTGCTCATGGCTTCACCTCCAGCGGTTTTTCACGGACGGTGTATGCCCTGCCAGTTTCAGGGTCAATGTATTTTACAACAACCCAAGGTGGCTCTACGGAGATTATCTCTCCGTCCAAATACCGTCCTTCCTCCGTGTACCACTCAAGGACTGTCCAGCCACAAGTCGCCCAATATTCTCCTTGAAATTTAAGTTCTCGAATTATGGACCGGGGAGATGGAATGTTATCGACTCGGCATAGATACCATCCAATTTCTGTCGGCGACTCATCCCCAGAATGCCTCTCCAGCACCAGGGAGTTGTCGAACTTGGCGCGGAGAGCAGAGAGTCCATCTGCCAACGTTTTGATATGGCATAGTGCCTTAGTGAAAACCATGTCCTGGTCGTCAGGTTGAGGTGGAACGCACATCGTCCACTTGCGGGTTCCTTGGCAAAGCTCTCCTACAGCATCAAAAGCACGCTGTGCATCGAGGAGCATTTGTTTGGTATCGATCACTTCGCCCTCCTGTTTTTCCTTCTCTCCGATGCCGCCTTTTGCAGTTCCTCAGCTTTCGGGTTGTGCGGATTAGTCCCGTGGTAATCCTCCCGCTCTGCAACCTCAACGAAATACACAGAGTCATCGAAGGGCAGTGGTTCATCGTCGCCAACCGTCATCCAGTTAAACAGCGGTTTCGATCCGCATCCGGCCGGCCACATAACGCGGTCGGGATTCTCGGCCTGATACTTTTTGCAGACCATTTCAATCAGTCCGTCGAGCGCCCTGGTGAATCCCTCGGGAAGCTCAACAGGGGTTGGGAACATGATTTGTATGGACTGGATTTTCATAAGTCATCCGCAATTCTCATCTTCTGGATTTTCCTGCATACGGGTCCTGGCAACCTGTTATGGCATTTGGGGCAGACGGAATGGAATAGGCAGAACATCTCCCACTCACAGATAGTCTTTCCGGGTTGCCATCCGCAAGAGCATTTGAGATTCGTTATTTCGGACATCTAATCTCCTTTCACCGTGGGGCGGGTGGTGGTTGTTGCATTTTCCTACGTGCATTTATCCGTTCTGCCCATTGCCAATTCTCATACAGAATGCCTCCCAGAGATGTCAACACAATGGCAGCGCATAGCGTTACCATAAAGCATGGTATTTCGTAAAAATGAGTATCGGCGATGACATTCGACGGGTATTTGATATTGATTATCCAAAGGATTCCATACCCGATTGCTGAAATGGCAAGATACCCAATAACTCCGGCGGCAAGCTCGGCAATTTTCAATCCGACAAAAATTAGAATTTTCATTGAATTCCTCTCCTTGTGAAATGTGATACGTGGGCGCGATCCGGTCCACTTCCCTTTCATGATTCTTAAACCTTTACCTACCTTACTCTCCCTACTCCACTACTGGATGGAGTCCTCCTTTAGGGTTGGTGGTCGACATGCTCAATCGGCTACTTGCCTACATTCATCGGAATTTAACCCGCTTTCCGTCGGCGTGGCGGTGGGCGCATGGTGGGCGTGGTCCATAATGGCTTGAATGTATTCCTTGGCCTTGTCTAAACCCCAAGCATGGATGTATTTCTCTCCCCTGCCGCCCCTCGTAGTATCTTCGTCCCGGAACAATTCTCTTGCATCCTTAGTCCCGACCGTTTCTGACCAGTCGATATTAATGACTCGCTTTCTCCATCCAATCTTAAAGCGGCCAATCCGAGTGGTGATGATAAACCAGGGAAGGTGCCTACAACACCATTGGGAGCAATAACCATTAGGGATCGCCTCGACGAAGATATGCTCCGGGAACAAGCCGATAAGTTCTGTCCGTTCCTTCTCGGCCCGTTTTTGAGCATCGCTACTCAGGGCGAGAATAGCCGCTCTCACTTCAGCGGATATCAATTCCGCGGCTTTGTCGGTTGCGTACCATATTGATTTCTGCTTCAAGTCCGGCAAAGTAGTTGCAGCCACAAGAATTTTGATTCCAAATCCGCCGTGGCTCCCCCAACCTTCGCTACTATAAAGCGTTTCGTATTCAAGACCGTCCATTCTCATTTTCTCCCTTCCTCACGAGTTGTCGCGCTTTAAGATTTCAAATGGCAACCACAACAATTAAGGCAGATATCCCCGTTAGGAACCCATTCTTCGCCCATGACGTACTCGTCACCTGGACAACCATCATAGAACAAGTTGGGAACCATCATTTCGATATACTCTCCACCTTTTGAGCACTCAGCACAAAAGAACGAATCTTCCCACCGTTCTCCGCAGGCGTCGCATCTTTTCATCCCCTCGTCTCCTTTCCCTAAACCAAATCAGCGCCTATCTTTTAACTCCGTGTCCAGATTTCTCTCTTTCAAAAACGCCATGTTGCTCTAGTGCGGCCACGCCGATTGCAATCACCTGCAGAATCTCACGGAGAGCCGGTACATCCCCCCCGTTGTGCACCCATTCATCTTCAGCTTCTTCGAGTTCTTTTCGCATTATCAATATCCATCCGGGCACATCGTGCGGATGGTCCTCGATGGTTCCCCATTTGTTGTCCTGGTATTCTCGTTCTCGGACAACTGCATCGAAAACAGAATTCTGGTTCTTGCCTGATTCAATCAATTTCTGAATGCGTTCACTTGCCGGGTAATCATTCATTTCCTCGTCTCCTTCCAAACCAAATCCGCCCCCTCTTGCTTCTCGGCCACTCCGATGTACAGGTATCTATCGAAGCTATTCGTCCGATGCTCCGAGTACCGCTTCACCTGCTCGGGCGAATTCCCTAATTGCCTCATGTACTGCATCGTTGAATGCCTCGTCCCGCCGTACAAATCCACTCCCTTGATTCCTAAATTATTGCAAGCCGCCATCCAGGCTAAGTAGAAAGCTTGTGGCCCGAATTGCTCACCAGACTTCATCATCCAGTGCTGCGTATCGTACCGGAAGAAAGGCATCGTCGGCATGGCACGGGGGAGTTTGACGAGTTCGACCAAATCGAACTCACGGAGAATGATGGTCTTGGGTTCCTTTGTTTTCTTCACGGTCTTGTGGTGGCGGATTGTTACGAGACCGGAGGTGCGTTCAATGTCCCCTTCAAGTATTCCATGTAAATCACCGGGTCGTAGGTTAACATATGTGAGCAGCCACCTGATGCCGATTGCAAGTCTGGGGTTGCTTTTATGAATCCTCCCCACTTCCTCAAGAATCGCAATCTGTGTTTCCCGATCAATCGTCTTCCGTAATGCGCACTCGTAGCTGACTTGTGGCAGGTCCGGGGTTTCATCTTGCCTGATCTCCTTCATGGCAACTAGCCAGTTAAAAAAGGTATGGATATCCGTCCTGATATTCCACTTCGACTTGTCGGATAAAGTCTCTGGGAGTCCTGAGAAAAATCGGCGCCAGTCAAGCGGCGTGATTGCCTTGACCGATTTCTTTTTGAAGTGCGCTCCGGCGTAATTGACCAGGCTGTTCTTAATGTGGCTGATGAGCGTCTTCTTTTTCAACTCTCCCCGGGCAACATCTCGCTCCCGATCCTCCAGGTAGGGCGATACAATGGTGCTGAATGCCAGCGGAGAATTCGGAATGTACTCGCGCCGGTCAAACTTTCCCCGGGTGACTTCCGAGCGCAGGCCGTGCAGAAACTGGTGGGCGAGTGCGTAGGGTTGCGAGGATCCGCAGGTGTTCGGGGTGAACCGCTTCTTGATTTCCCTCCCGAAGCGCACAAAGAGTTTGTCTGATTTGGTTTGTGGATGGACAGGGCAGGCTACCGCGTCTTTGCCGTTGTCACGCAGAGCACCGCCACAAACACTGCATTTTTCGTCTGAATAGATTGCACCCTTCACGCAAATCCCTCCCGTTAAAGGTTCGTTCGAACCTTTCAAAATACAGGAGGAATGTTTGGGGGCGCAAGGGGTCATTTCAGTTTATTCCGATTCCCAATTCCACAATCCCTGCATACCACGGGCCGGGACCGGCGTATCGAAGCGCTTAAAATTCTGTGTCAGCCACAACCAACGGCCCGGACTCCAGTCTCCAAACAGTATTTCCTTTACGGGCTCTTGAAAGAATGTGGCCGTCGCCTTTTTCACAGGAATGCAATCGTAAAGCTCGACTGTGCCGAGAATGACGCCAAGTGGAAGTTCCTGGTCCAGCAACCCGAGATCCCTTACCGCCTTCAGGAATTCAGGATCATTCGGGAGAACCAGCCTTTTGCTGGCGTGGATAGCCAGGAGCCCCCGGTAACTCGTCGGCCATGAGCGCGTTTCGATGGTCTTGGCTCCAACCGCCATCAAAGAAGCCCAGGGCTGCCAAAGAGAGATTGTTTTCATGCAAAGAACTCCTTTCGATATTTCAACAAGTCTTCCTTGAGAACGTATTTCTTGCCGTGCCGTTCGCAGAGTTCAACCGCATCCTCGATGAATTTCGGCCAGTCGATTGCATTCGCCCGTTTATCGTGGTTCCAGCGTCCTATTTTGAACGTGTCCACGAATGGGGCCGCGAAGTCCATGATTTTCAAAGACTGCTCGGGATCGATGACGGGTTCTATGCTGGCCCATGTTTCGATATCTAGTTTTTTTGCCGTCTCAAGCATCATCACGCGTCGGTACGGTTCTGACGCGTTTGGTTCCCATTGTAGAGAAATAGGTCTGTTGTAAAAGGTGAGAGTGGCCCCTACTTTTGAGTTTGTGCCAGCCAGTATATCAAAATCAAATTCCGCCCTACGCCCACCTTTGGTCAGAATGTTCACGGTATTCCCGGATGCCAAAATGATTTTTATCGCATCCCGGGTGATCCCTGCCTGAGCATCGAGGCAGTAGGGATCGCAAGTAAAGCACAGGAATATGGGTTCAGGGAGTTTTCCGACTCGTTTCATATCGGCGGCAAGACGATCCAGGGCGTCGGGAGCCGGTGCAACATGGGAATGGAATTCTTCACGCTCCATCTTCAAAACCGATGGAACGTAGCAGTACAGACAGCCGTGCCCACATCCCCGGAAAAGGTTCGCTGCGTATCCGTGGTCGGCATATTCCCCGGCCCTGCCGGATGGCGTGTAAATTAGCGGGCGTTTAGTCGGCATTGATTGCCTCCAGGTCCACCCTGAATTTTCCGGGAGTCCAGGATAAGGGGTTTTCGCTCTTACGGATGTACTCGTTTACGGCTTCCACCAGATCGGCCAACTCAGGATCAATGACATCGAGGGATTCATCGCCCTCACCATCGTCCGGGAAAGAATCGCAGAAATAATCTTCCGAGATTTCACGCGCATAACATGGTACACAGATTACTAGGCGCAGAGATTCTAGGGTTTCTTCTGCTTCCTCGTCGTCGCGCTCATCTTCCAACATGTCTCTTATTTCATCCATGTCGAAGAAGAACCGGCTATTCGCTTCTGAATATAGCGGGGTCTCACCGTCCCATCTTGCGACCGGCATAGCGTTGAATTTGGCATCCATCTTTTTTCGATGACATGGCCAACAGTATCCGTTTTTTTCGTACAGTTCGCCGCACTTCTCGCAGATTCGATGCGTGCAACTCGACCAGCGCGCCATATGCTCAGCATCTTTGCCATCGCCGAAGAACCGGCCATTACGGTCTACCCAACCCGATATGCCGGTTTTCCATGTGGCGGCTTCGGGATCGTCGTATCTTATGAGTTTCTTTTCAGGCATTAATGGCCTCCCGTCTTGATCGCCCGAATTCCGGCATCGTAAGAAATTGTCTGAACGTCAGGTCAGGGTAGCAATCCGATATGCTTAGCCACTTCCGGTATTTTCGCTGTCCTTTCGTGAGCTTTGGTCTTGGCTGAATCTCGCCGACAATCTCAGCCCCGCAGTAGCATCCGAGGTCGCTTGGCTCGGTTCTTTGCCACCCGCAGGCGCACTTATCCTTGTCGTTCCCGTTTCCGCCTCTATTACAGGCGTGGCAGGGTGTCCATTTAGGCATCTGCTGCCTCCGTCATCTTTTCGCCGCAGAACGGGCAGAAAGTTGCAGTTGCCAGAATCACTCTACCCTTCTTTGTTTTGTCAACCTTATTTGTGGCGACTAAGAGTTCATGTTTCATACCGGGGCTATCCAGCGAAAAACAGGTGCTAAGTTCCGTGTTTCGCTCGGCAAGTTTCTTATTAATTCTTTCAATACAATCACACATTTTGACATTCCCCTATAAACCGCGAAACAGGGTTCGTGTACGTTTTGCCGTTGGATTCGGTAGTTTCGGGGCGCACGCAAAGTATTAGCTGATCCTTCGCTCGGGTCAGGGCTACGTAAAATAGGCGACGCTCCTCCTCCAGGTCCCCGGACGCAATCGATTGCTTCGAAGGCATGATTCCTTCATTGCAGCCGGCTACGATCACTACCGGCCACTCGAGGCCCTTGGATCCGTGAATCGTTGTAAGTGTCAATCCCTCGGGTTTGTCTGTGAGCTCGTCTTGAATATCGTAGGTTGCCAGCCAGTCGAGATATTGCTGAATTGTGCCGGATCGATTCGCCAGAAGGTATTCGTTCAGGAAGCCGATCGTGGCCGAGAAGTCAAAAGGAGGGTTCCACCCATCGTGGCCCCGATTCGGATCATTAAAAATATCGTCCAGTTCGCGTGCTACATCGATTAAATTCCATTCTGAAACAGTTCCAAAGAACTGAAACCAACCAGAATCGGGTTCATTGTCTCCTGGATATCTTTCTTTCCACGCCTGAAAGTGGCTTTTCCCCTCCATCACCGCGGTGACCCGAATATCGGCGTATTCCTCGCGGGTGAGACCGATCAGGTCCTTAATTAAAAGGAAGCTCATATTGTCGTAAACATTGCAAAGGAGCTTTAGAAATCCGTGGAACCGCCTGAATTCCTCTGAATTCGTCAACGCCGATTTCCGGCCGACATACTGGTGTGGGACTTCGCGCATGCTGAGTTCGTCGGAGAGTTTGCGAAGGAGGACGTGGTTACGAGATAAGATCGCTGTCGGTTCAGCTTCTGGCGAAAGCTTTAGGTGCAACACCATGAGTTCAGCTATGGCCGCCGAGTCCATATTCTTTTCTACTATCAACCGGGACATGCCGTCAGGCCGAGTCGCAACCATCCCGCCGCCGATGAATTCCTTCGAATGTTCCATGAGCCGGTTCGCCGCATTCACAATGGCCGGAACTGACCGATAGTTGCTCTGGAGTTCGTAGATTGCGAAGTCGTCCTGGTGCTGGAGGAGGTATTCTGGAACAGCTCCGCGGAACTTGTACACGCTTTGGCGCAAATCGCCCACAACAAACAAGGCTGTACCGCAGGCCTCGACAAGCCCATTGATTATGTTCCACTGCCCCGGCGAGATGTCCTGGATTTCATCGACCAGAATGTGCTTGATGTGCATGAACCGGCCAATTTGAGGAAGCAAGAGCCGAAAGGCGACGAGAAGTCCGTCATAGGTCAGGCTGTTATTCTCCCGGCACCGTTGCATGAAAGCCATGAAAAGAGCATAACCGGGGTTGGATTCGTCGGGCTCGACCATGCGATCGTAGTAGTCGGCGAACATGGCATCGATATCGCGCTTTGGGATTCTCCACGCCTTCTTGAAAAATCCGATCTCGAGCGCGACTTCTTTAAGTAAAAATTCGGATTCCCAAGAACCGTATACAGTAACCGCATGGGGTTTGAGCCCGATCAGCTCCCCGAACTTTCGGACCATCTGGAGGCCGATGCTGTGCATAGTTCCGAGAGTGCATCGGTGGGCGGCGTTTCCGATTCTGGATTCGAGACGTTCGCGGATCTCGCCGCTTGCTTTTCTCGTGAACGAAAATGAAAGGATCTCGAAAGGTGATACCTTCCGTGATTCGACGAGATAGGCAATGCGCTCGATAAGAACGCGAGTTTTACCTGAGCCCGCCCCGGCGATAACCAAAGCACTCCGGGAATCCGTTTTGACTGCGGCTTGCTGTTGGCGGTCAAGATTGCTCATTGGATCACGCTCACTTCCCATCCTGGCGGCACAGTAGCAGGCATTTGATATGCGTTCACAATAACCTGAGTGTTCGGAAGACTGTTAGCGGTCAAATGATTAACGAGCCGCTGAAGGTGGACAGGATCGCACTCGCCGGTTTCGAAGATTATGACCTTGTTCCCCGACGATCCGAGCAGTGCATACGCAAGAGCGGCATCGAAAGGGACTTTCTGGCCTGACGATAAACCGGCATACGGTACTCTCACCCCATCTGACCTTTCCCATCCAATCCACACGCCATCGTCCGAGATTCCCAGGATTGCCTTCCCCTCCGGCATAACCTCAGACATTTTGGCGGATAACGCTTCTGCGGTAGGTTGCAGGGCTTCACGCTTCTTTGCTTGGAGTTCCGCGATTTCTTCTTTGATGGCCTGGAGCTTTACTTCTTTCTTGCCGTGATCGGCTCCGGCCTTCTCCGCACTTTCATGAAGGCCCTGAGCTTTAATGAATATCTTCTCGGCATCCTGGAGTTCTTTTTTCCGGGATTCGAGGCCAGTGATTTGGTTTTGTAGGGTTTGGATGTCCATTATGAATACCTCACGGCCCCGCCATCTGAAGCCATTTCAAAGGCTCCGCGCATGGCAGAATAAAATTGTTTGAAATTATCGTCCGTTTCGAGGTCGGCTTTATCCTGGAAGTCAGCAAAATCCTTTGCTAATTTCGCAGAGACAGACGCGCCTATTGTCCCTTCGCAATCACTGAAATTGATAACCTCACAGAACGGACCTGTCTCGCCTCGCCAGCAAGCCCAACAATGGTGCCGCTCATTTATTTTTAGGATTTCGCTAAAATGTCCTTCTTCTGGGTATCCGGCTAACTTGGCAAGTTTATTTCGTAGATGGTTGTAGCCACCATAACTTCGGCTCAAGAAATATTTCGACTCGGAAAAACCATATACCGATTCTCCTTCCAAATCGTCTGCACGTCCTGGAAAATCGGGATTGACATAGAATCGTTCCAAACCCCCATTTTCTAGAGATTCTCGCGTTGCAGGACCAATTGGGTTTCCTTCAGCGTCAAAAACGCAATCAACCCTTGTCAGTTGTCGAAACGCTCGTATATCAACTCCCATTATGCCCCCACTCCTTTCCTCAGTTTAGCAATCTCTCTTTTGCAGACCAGTATTGCCGCGCACGATCCGCAACCGGCACGTTGCATGGTGTCGAGGACCGAACGGAGAGATTCAATCGCTTCGTTCGCCGTGAAATGGACGGCCTGCAAATGAGCTTCACGAACTGGCGCAACAAAAGGAAGTGGCCTTGGAGTTAATGCCATAGGGTCGAAACTCGGCAACGGAACCGGATCACTCACAACCTCGTTCACCGCCTGCTCCGCCTGCAAACTTGCCACAAACTGCTCATTCGCAACCTCAACCCGAGCCTCGGCCTTGATAGTCTCCCGCTCCGCTTCAAGCTGTTTCGCCGCCGCCTCGTCAGCCTCAATACGTGCTTTCTCCGCAGCCTCCTTAATTCGCGCCGTCTCAAGAGCCTGACGTGCCTCTGTAAGCTGTTTTTCGGTTTCGGCTATCTGACCTGTGGTTTCCGCCATCGTGCCAGCAGGGAGCGCAATAGCGGCTCTGGAAGTGGTAAGGCGTTCTTTCGTTGCGGCCAGCGTTTTCATCTCGGCGACGAGCGTGTTCTGCTTCGTCTTCTTTTCTTCGATCTTGGATTCCATGTCCCCAAGGTCGCCGGCGGGAGGAAAAAGATTGAAAATCTCACTGGTCTTCTTCTGGTCGGAAAGTTCCATGAAGGCGTTCAGGTCCAGCACTTTTATCCCGGCCAGCGCCTGCATGTATTTGTCTCGGGTGGTTTTCTTGCGGTCGAGCATGTAATCCTGGGATACGGAACCGTTCTCACGCGCCCAACGCCGGAGTAGATGGGATTTGTCGGAGAGTTCAATCCCGGCGAATAGCTTCTGGCCGTCTCCGAACGTATCCAGAATGTCGGTGTTTCCTTTCTTCTGGCCTGGAACATATCCGTTGATGGCAAGGATTATGGCCTGCGTTCGCGCGGTCTTGCCGGAACCATTCTGCCCGACGAAAAGATTAAGCCTGGAAAGGGGTTGGCTGAAATCCAGTCCCTTCATTTTCGTGCCTATGATTCTGGTTATGGTGGGCATGTTATTTTTGCCTCCTTTCGCGTCTGAGGCGATTGTATTCGGTATCGCAATGCGTATGACGGTATCCGTGTGCATCTGCCCTCATGTTCTTGGGATCGTCATACTCCTTGCAAAATGGACATTTATACCAATCAGGATTCCCGCATGCCTTAAGCGCTCGTTGGCGCTTATGAAGAAGCATGTGATATCCTTGATCCTGGCAAGCAACGAGCTGTTGTGGCGTATGGTGATGAACAACGGCTTTTGGGGGGAGTGGTTTTCCAAGCGCGGCCTCAACCATCAGGATGTGTTTAAAAACAAATCCATTTGCATCAGCCCTTGGATGTCCTGGTACCGAAATTCTGACAGCCCCATTAGCCACGTTGGGTTTCGGTTTTGTTTTCCCACCATTGTATCTGGGGTTCAATTTCCCTCGGCTATGGTGGTTAGGAATAAATCGAACTGCTTCACCGGCAACCCAACCCGATCTTTTACTCGTCATCGTTGCTATGGGGGCCTTCTGCCCGCACCCGCATTGGCAAAGTCCGCTCGGATTCGACATCTTGCTACTCCCCGGCCCGGTCGATTATGCCATTGATGAAACCCATGATTCCGGAGGCCGCCGACGCACTGATGGGCTTTGAAGGGTCTACCTTCAATTCATCGCATGCGATTTTGAATTCATCAGGAAAAAGCTTCTTCGTTTCTTCCAACTGAGCGAGGATCTTCTTGTCTTCCGGAGAAAGTTCAGCTTTTGGTGCCTCACTCGCTTCGGGCGGGAGAACTTCCGGAACATGGTCTTCCGGTTCGTCCCCGCGCTCAATAGTCTCAAACCCGGTTTCATCCGATACAAGATCGGTTCCGGTTTTGCATTCGATCTGGAGGGCTTTGCCCGGCTCGAATTCCGCACCGCATGATTCGTTGAGGCGCCCGACCTTATCCTGCAGGGCGTAGTATTGGGCAGCATCCCATTTGATTATGTTGTTTCCCACCGGCCGCCAGCAAATTACAGGGAATGTCCAGGATGGACCGGGGGATTTCTGAATACCCGATAACCACTTGAGCGCATTGCGGCTTCCGAAAGTCTGCGCCAGCTCCATTGATTTCTTTTCCCGGTTCATGATCTGGGCGAACCAGGAAAGGGCCTCGTCATGCGCGGTATTGATCCAGAGTGTTGTGCTTTCGTCAAAAACGTAATCCGCCCATGTCCCGGCTTCTTCAGGGCCTTTCATTTTTGAGGGCAGAAGCCGGAACGCCTGGGGGTATTTCTTCGCCTTGCCGAGAAGGTCAATCATGCGATAGCTCGGGGCATCATAGATTGCCACGCGGTCGACAACCTGGGGAATACCCTTCGAGGAATAGCGAAAGGCCACGGCGCGTGCCGGGATGTAAAGAATCCGACCATTGATCTTGTCTCTTATCGGTGTGAGGTTCGGCATGGGGTCGCCGTTGACATTGACATCTTTGGGGAAGATCACGGATGATCCAGTCGCTTCCGCCCACATGGTGTAGCCCTGCGCTGAAACGACATAAGGACCGTTATAGACCGGCTGAACGAGGCCGCCGTTATCTATGGAAAGAGTCAGACTTTGCTTGAATGCCTTGATATCCCCGGAAGAATCCCGGAGAGCAAAGATTTCATCGGTTCCGAGCACTCTGATATCTTTTTTGATCGCAGCCGTAAGAACGATGGCGGCATCGGGGTTTGTGGTTTCAATGCTTTTGAGTGCATCCTGAAGGCTAAATGCCGGCTTGCTTTGCTGTGCTGCTACTGCTGTTGACATAAGTTATTCTCCTTCTTCGGAATCTTCAGATTCGTCACCTTTGAGTTCTTCGCAGTATCGATCCCACTGCGAAGGTGAATTTCCGTCTGGAACGTAGATTTCAGGCATGGTATAAAAACCTTGAGTGGTTAAGTATCTGCCCTTCTTCCGGTGACACGGGGGAGGGCCTTTTTATTTTCCGCTCAATTCTTTCCCGTACTCCGTCTTCGGGTAGTCAACCATGTTGAGCGCGCTGAATCCCGCCGACCTTGATTTGCTCGTCTCCTGCAACCGCTTGATCTCGGACGCGATCAACTTCTTGATTTTGGCGGTACCCTGGAGGCTCATGAAAACGTGGACGGCTTTATTCCCGGAGAGCTTTGCCGTGTGCATGCAGCCGCACCTACCGCAAATCATCGTCATCTTGCTGTGTGGGCGTCCATCCCGCAGCCAAATACCGCCAGAGTACAACCGCAACTCGGTAAGTTCGGCTCTGCATTTGGGACACACATAATCGACGGACGAACGACGCCGGATGTAGCCGCCAAAAATAAGAGAGAGTGCCTTGCGGATGCTCGGGGGTTCCTGGTCGACGTGGTTTCCGTAATGGATGAGGGACATGGGGGACTCCTTTCATTGATAGGAATTGTCGATGATTGCTTACTTCTTTACGGTCGGCTTCTGTTTCTTCCTCAGATCGCGGAGAATCTTCATTTCCTGCATGTACATGGCTCCACGGCAGGCAATATCCAGTTCACAGTCAGTCATTTGGTAGCCTGCCTGGAAGAACATATAAGCACCTATCGCAAGGGCTTTATCGTCCTGGGGTTTCTCGTTTCGTGGGCACATGTGCTTTCCTTTCGGCTAGTCGTCATATCCATGAGGCCAATTTCCGGTTGTGGGTGATTCGATCTGGATTGGCTCAACATCCGACCGGAACTGACAGAACTCATTTCCCCAACGTGTACCGACTTCTTTAATTATCTTGTCAGCTTTGGGGTCATCCGATTTCAGACGGGACACGTGACACATAATCTGTGCTATGAGCCGGAAATCGCATTTGAAGCCAAACGACGAGCATCGAAAGGTTATCCCCGATGAAAAATCAAGATCCGCGTCCTGGAGATTCGCGTACCGGAGATTCGCGTACCGGAGATCCGCGTACCGGAGATCCGCGTCCTGGAGATCCGCGTACCGGAGATCCGCGTCCTGGAGATTCGCGGACCGGAGATCCGCGTACCGGAGATCCGCGTCCTGGAGATCCGCGTCCTGGAGATTCGCGTACCGGAGATCCGCGTCCTGGAGATCCGCGTCCTGGAGATTCGCGTACCGGAGATCCGCGTACCGGAGATCCGCGTCCTGGAGATCCGCGTCCTGGAGATTCGCGTCCTGGAGATTCGCGTACTGGAGATCCGCGTACCGGAGATCCGCGTCCTGGAGATTCGCGTACCGGAGATTCGCGTACCGGAGATCCGCGTCCTTTTGGAATTTCAATCTTGCAGCCAAGCCGAGCCGGATGGATTCCGTTTCTCCATCTACTTTGGCTTCGAAAATCAACGATCCATCAATGCGATTTAATATCTTGGTTAAAACTCCCATCTTTCCCCTCTCGTTCTAGTGTTCACTCCGATCCATTCCCTCAACCCCGTTACCCAAGTCTCCGCGTCCAGGCAGCGTCAGCAATTAGGATCGCGTGAGATCCAGAAGGGTTGATTTCCACAAAGAAGACGACGATTCAGGGTGCGCGTGAGATACTTTGTCCGCATTATCGCGGCTCTCCTGATGGCATGAGAATGGCCGGCGTTATCGTCACGCTCTCATCGGTTTTCTCTCTCCTGATTCATCGCCTTCTTTCTGGAATGGGACTGGACAGCGACCGGCCCCAAGATCACAGTTGAATTACCACCGTTACCGTGTTGACCATCGTTCCAGATGCCTTGAACGCTCCGTCTGGATTGTCCTCGATCAGTTCCATATTCGGCTTGATCTTCGCCATGAACTCAGTTGTCTTCTTGTTCTGGCGGAATTTGATCCCGGCACTCATGATCGCAACGAGGCGTCCGTCAGGTTTCAAGAATTCCAACGCATGGGTAACGTGATCGATGTCGGCCTGCTTTGCGAAGGGAGGATTCATGATCACGCGGTCAAAGGTAAAAAGGTCGGGCCTGGTTTCCAAGAAATCTATGCCGGTTGGAAGGTATCCTTTTGATTGTAGAATCGTAATATTTTCCGGGAGAATTTCAGCGGTTCGGATTTCAAACGTGTCTTTCGGAAACGGATCGAGCAATGCACCGCGACCGGCTGAAGGCTCAAGAATTAAATGCCCGGCATGCAGGTCTGCCAGCTCGTGAACGCGCCGCGCCAGTTCTGGAGGGGTTTCGAAGAATCCGAAGTCCTGCTTTTTATTGCAATACTCCCCGGTGAGGATTGCAGATTCCAGCACCTCGGAAGGATCGCCGGTGAACAGGTGTCCTTTTGCCAAACGGTTCCACTTGCCGCCGAGATCCAAGAGAACCTTGTTCACTGACTCGTAAGTCTTGCGGTCAAGTTGTCCCGAAGTAATGCGAACCACGTTCCCGTTGACCGTGCAGGAATCAAGGATATTGAGAATGTCGTTTGGTATCTTCATCGGAATCCTTTTAAGTGACCCCCGAGCCAATCCCGGGGGCCGATGTCGTTCATTGTTGTCAAACAAGATCGCGTTGAAGGTTTCGTTGAGGGTTGACTGGTTACGGGTGATTGCCGGGTGTTCCGTGCCTACCTCATGGTGCTCTCCTTGTTGAAATGTTGAGTGCGTTTCTGATTTAAGAGATCGCGTCACATTGAGTGCTATTTTAAAGCCTCCAATATAAAAAGCAAGGGAAATCTTTCGCTCAGTGCGAAATAAAAATATCTCAATTCGGAGCTTGACTTTCTCAAATTGCGAAACGATAATAGGCACACTATGACAAAAAAGAAACCTCTCACATTATCGGAAGTGGCAAAGGCTGTCGGAAGATCGCCGGGATTTATCTGCGACATTTTTTATGGGTGGCGTCGGCCTTCAATCGAGACGGCTAAAAAGCTGGCTGAAGTCACCGGAGTCCCGATGATACGATGGCTGGATCACGACTATTTTGTAGGGACAAATAAGAACCAGTATTTAAAAGTTCCTCGTCCAAGAAAATCGGGAAATGGCCAGCAATCCACCGAAGCCTAAAAGGATTCCACCAACATAAAGGAGTCTCCATGTCCCACATAATCTACATCATATCGGAATCCGACCGTGCCCGCATCATCGCGGCGCTCGAACGGAAGGCGGAATGAATCGATTCCTTAATAAAATCCTCCAGGGTGATGCCCTCACGATGCGATCCAAAGACGGAAGATTCGTGAAGGGTCAGCACTGGAGAGCGCGTAAACCGTTCTGGGATAAAGAGTGGCTCGAAAATGAGTACGCCATAAAGAAAAGGTCTTGCTCGGAGATAGCCAAAGACTTCGGTGTTGGAGATACAGCAATTCAGTTCTGGTTGAAGAAACACGGCATAAAAGGACGGGATGTAAGCGAATGCCGGGAAATAAAGAAGTGGGGATCTCCCGGAGATTCTAACCCGATGTACGGAAGAACTGGTAAAGAAAATCCGAATTGGAATGGTGGGAATAGCCCTGAGCGTCAGACACTTTATGCCAGATCGGTGTGGAAGGAATTAGCAAAGAAAATCCTGAAACGCGATGGCTACAAATGCACTGAATGCGGAGCAGTCCATACCGGAAAATCAAAACTGACCGTTCATCATATTAAGCCCTGGGCCAAATATCCTGAACTTCGTTTTGACGAGGGGAATTTAACGACATTATGTCAGACATGCCACAAACAAAAGCACGCCAGGAGATAATCAATACGGTGTTGTGTGGAGACGCTTTAAGCGTACTCAAAACGCTACCGGACAAATTTGTCCAGTGCGTAGTCACATCACCACCGTATTGGTGAGAATGCGGCCTCCGCGACTATGGGTGCAATGGGCAATTAGGCCTCGAATCCACGCCAGAAGAATACGTTTCAAAGATGGTTGAGGTTTTCCGTGAAGGGCGTCGAGTGCTCAGGGACGATGGAACTTGCTGGATTAATATCGGGGATTCCTATGCCGGTTCAGGACGCTCCAAGGGTTCAGGTGGATGCGGGCCCAGTTCAGGTAAACAGACTACAAACAAAGGTGCATACTTTCAGAGTCCCATAAATGGCTTTGTTCCCGAAGGTATCAAATCTAAAGACCTCGTTGGTATCCCCTGGATGCTTGCCTTCGCCCTCCGTGCCGATGGCTGGTATTTAAGGCAAGACATTATCTGGTGTCTTTCTGGGGGGACGTGGCTCTATGCTCGGACTCAAAAGGGCGACATGCCTATTATGGTTCGTGATCTCCACCGGCTCAATCCCGAAACTGTTCAGCTTTGGAATGGAAAAAAATGGACGCAATTAAAAGGGATGTCAAAAAGCGAGCGAAAGGGCGATGAACTTGAAATAGTCCTTCGCAGTGGAGAACGTATCTCCTGTACGCCTTCACATAAATTCCCGACAAATAAAGGATTACTGGAAGCATCCGCTCTCAGGGTGGGTGATGTTCTTAAAACGGTAAAGCTGCCAGAACCAGAAGCACCCAAACAACCAAAGCACATAGATTCTAACGCTGCATGGATCGCCGGCTTATTTATCGCTGAAGGCTCAAAAAGTGAAGATACGATACAGATAGCAGGCCATGTTAAGGAGATTGCCCGTTGGGAGCGACTTCAACGCATCGCTGAAGAATATGGTGGAAGCATAACAAGAACGGTGAACGGTAACAAAATGGACATCAGGCTCTATGGAAAAGTCCTAAATTCCATCATTGATGAACTCGTAAGTGGAAAGACGGCAAAAGATAAGTGTTTTGCTCCGGTAGTCTGGAAATACAGCGATGAATTCCTTGCCTCGTTGCTTGAAGGGTATTTGGATGGAGACGGCCATCATGATGTGGGAAACCATAGGTGGCGAATTGGGTTCACCCGTAATTACAATCTGGAACGCGACTTGAGGACGGCGTGCGCTCGTTTGGGGTACAAACTCACATTAAAACTATCCACATCGACCTGCAATGGCAAACGGTTTCCATCTTTCAGGGGCGAAATACGGCATTACAGAAGCGGACACTGGAATGAATCCGACATGGGGGAAGTTGTTCAAATCAGAAAAGCCCGATGCCGGTATGTTTATGATTTGGGCGTAGAAGATGATCCGCATGTTTTCGCTCTTGCGTCAGGAATCCTTACGCATAATTCAAAGCCTAATCCGATGCCGGAGAGCGTGAGGGATCGATGCACGAAAAGCCATGAGTATCTGTTTTTATTGAGCAAGTCAGAGCGGTATTTCTACGATGCTGAAACAATAAAGGAAAAGGCAACATTCAATGGTCCCAACGCTCCAGACGCTATTAAGTCTCCATACGGGCAGGGATTTACTAGAGCCAATGGTTCATGGAAAGGCTCTGAGTTTCATACAGGCAAAACTGGAATACATCAATTAGGCCGTAGCCAAAAAATAAGGGGAGTCATTGTAAGTGAAGACCGGAAGGAACTTCGCTCGGACATTGAAAGCCGACACCGTTCAGCAATTCCAGGTGGTCAGTCCATGCAGGAATCCCCAAACGGATATCGAAACAAGCGCTCCGTATGGTCTGTGTCTACTTGCCCCTTCTCTGAAGCCCATTTCGCCACTTTCCCGCCCGATCTTATAAAGCCCTGCATTCTAGCAGGCTCACGCCCAGGAGACATCGTGATCGATCCGTTCATGGGAAGCGGCACAACTGCAATCGTGGCGAAGAATTTAGGGCGGAATTACGTGGGCATTGAACTGAGTCCGGTTTATGCGGAGATGGCCGATCGAAGAATCAAAAGAGAGACTGCGCAGCTTAACCTTTTCCACACCCGTGAGGCATCAAAATGACCATAGTCCGCTGGTGCATTGAGGATGATTGTTATTCAGATCGAGGATGTTGCGGAGGATTGTGCGACGAATACTCTCCTCGCAATGGTCGGTCGGGAATCTGCAAGCATCATCGCAAGATGCGAATGGGATATCGGGAATTGACTCACCTGATTTCTGTCGGATACGCGAAATTTATCGAGGAACGCGAGGTCAAAAAATGAAATTCTATTCATCCACGCCTCAGCCGACAACCGCACTCCGGTGCGAGGTCGATATAAGCTCATCCACCATGCGCGGACGGAGTAACGGACCCGGTGATAAGGCTGAGTCCAGCTTGCAGTTAACCTCTAACCCGCCGGTCGAAAGGTCGGCGGCACCCAAAGGAGGAGACATGATTTTCGTAGGCATACTCATAGGGATAGGCTGCACGCTGCTTCTGTTTGCGCTGCTTCGAATCAATCCAGAAGACGATTATCTGTCGGTTCGGTGGGTTCCCGAAGAACGGGATATGGATGCTAATCAATGAGGATGAGAGTTGCCAGGGAGCGCAGGGGAATGTTGAGGTGAGACATTTGGACCTTTTCAGCGGTTATCTCGGATTCTCCGAGTCCGCCAAGCGCGTATGGGGCGATGAATACGAACTCGTTCTTGCCTGTGAAATCGAGAAGAACTGCCAGCATGTTATCCGCCGGCACAGACCGGGAGTGGAGATAATCCAGGATGTCAAAGAATTCGACGGGAAACCCTACCGCGGTACAGTGCAACTTCTTTCATTTGGCAGCCCCTGTCAAGATCTCTCGGTGGCTGGAGCACGTAAAGGATTGGCTGGAGAGCGGAGCGGATTATTCTTTGAAGCTATACGCATTATTAAGGAGGTCCGTCCCGAAGTCTTCATTTTTGAAAATGTCCCTGGACTCCTGTCCAGTTGGTGCCCTCAAGAATCCCCGCCGAGCAGTGATGAGATGGGAATGGAACGAGACGGAGAATTGTGGGAAGTGGACGAGATATCAGACTTTGGCGTTGTCCTCTCCGAATTTGCTGAACTCGGGGATTATTGGACCGCATGGAGATGCCTTGACCTTCAATTCTTTGGCGCTCCCCAGCGACGCGAAAGGGTCTTCGCTGTCGGATGTCTTGGAAACCGGACCCGTGCCTGCCAGATACTATTTGAGCCCGAAAGCGTGTGCTGGAATCTTGCGCCGAGCAGAGAAAAGGGGAAAGAAGTTGCCGGAAGCCTTGGATGCTGCACTGAGGGCGGTTGGGGGCAGGATTTAGACCGTAGCGGGGCGTTTGTGCCGGAGATAAAGACTTGTCGCAACTCAGGTCAAGGCTTTTGGAGTGAAGACGAGAATTCTTCCACGTTGGGGAATGGGCCACGCGCAATCCATGAAGGCACTCTTATCGCCCACACTCTCAAAGCTGAAGGCTTCGACAGATCAGAGGATGGAACCGGACGAGGAACGCCGATTGTGCCGGTACATGCCTTCGACGCAAGGCAGAATGCAGTTTTGCAATATGGCAACCTGTCGGCACCGTTGGATTCAAATGGATTTTCTCAGGCGATAGCGTTTGAACCCGGCATTCTGAAGCGTGAAGGAAGCCATGTGTTCGAGGATGTGTGCGGAACCCTGCGGAGTGAGATGGGGGATAACCAGACGGCGGTGGCTTACCATGTTAAAGAGCTTGACACCTTGCAACAACACAGGCATAATACTCCGCACAAAGGAGAATATTATGCCACAACACATCAAGCCAACACCGGAAAAGTATTGCGAAAATTGCGGAAACAAATTGGAAAGGAAGCGTTTCAAGAGTGGAGTTTTAGAATCCTTGCTACATTTTGGCCGGAGGAAATACTGCAATTTCAAGTGCATGGGGGAGGCATTCGACAACAAACCAATACGGGACGATACTCTTTTCTCAAGTGCTCATTGGCACAGCAGAAAGGCTGTCCCGCCTGGGCCGTGCGTAAAGTGCGGAGTCCCGAATGCACTGGATGTCCATCACAAGAATGGAGACTATCACGACCATTCGGACGAGAACTTAGAGCGTATCTGTCGGAGTTGTCACAACAAGGAACACAAGCAACGTGGTTCTTGTGTGATCTGCGGGAAGCCTCAGAAGGGTCACGGATACTGCAACATGCACTTGCTTCGTTGGAAGAAATGGGGCGATCCTTTGAAGGTGAAGGACAATCAATTTGTGCCTGTTCGGATGGAAGGGGAAAGCAACCCGGAGAAGATATGCTCGGTTCCCGGATGCGGGAAACCGTACCATGCGAAGGGTCTTTGCAGCCGTCATGCAATGCAGCAGACTCGCGGGAAATTGGGAACTTCGAAAACCAAAAGCGAAGCCTCAAAAGAGGCATGGAAGAAACGCAAAGCCCAGAAATAGCAACTGGTTTTACCGGGCAGGAAGGAAATAGGGGTGTGATGATGGTTCGCCGTCTCACACCCCTTTGACTTGAGTGCGAGCGCCTTCAGGGACTCGATGACGAATGGACAGCCTGGGGCATTGACGAGAAGGGCAACCGCGTGGAGTTGAGCGATTCAGCAAGGTATAGGGCCATAGGGAACGGAGTCGGATTGCCTTGCGTTGAGTGGATCATGAGAAGGATCAAAAATGCCCAAAGGTAGCCCGCGCAATCGATGCAAGGTATGCAATCGGCCATTAACGATAAATTGGGAGAAATAGATGCCAAAGGGCGTTCCCAAACATAAATGCTCGGAATGTGGCAAGCCTTCCATCAACGATATCTGCCATCCTTGCCGGGTATCCAAGATGGTGATGGTTGTATGTCCTGGATGTGGCAGAGAACGGGAGGTCTCCCTGGAAAGAGAAATGAAGATTCGGCTAAAGCCCGATACGGTCTGCACCGAGTGCCGAGATGCGACCAATAATGGTCTGAAGGTGTGGGCTAACTCACCGGCCAACAAAGAGCAGAAGACGTGCCGGCAGTGCGGGAAGAAGACAAAGAAAACCTACGAGGGTCCGTTAGCTGGTTTGTGCCGGGTTTGCGCTGAAGATGTCATCGTTCACCGGGCCTGTCCACGCTGCGAGAAAGACATTCCGGTAAAGCAATCCTGGTTATGGCAACTCGAAAAGCGTGGTCAGGAGATGCCACCATGTGTTGATTGCTACCGGAAAGAATGCCGGGACGAAACGCTGCATCCGAGAAAAATGAAGGAACCCGAACCTGTTATCGAGACGAGAGTTTTGCGTCCCAGATTCGAAATAGTCAGGAAAGGACCGCAAAGTTTCAACGCCGATCCGTATCAGTTCCATCGTAAACGGTCGGCATTTCTATTTTGATAGGGATTTCCTATGGATTGGAGGATGAGTGATGGAACCTTGGTGCATAGGATGCTGCGGACTCGGAACTGAGATGTGCTGGACGGATTGCCCAATGGATGAACAAACCGAATATTGCGAGGACGAAGACGCATGGCTCGATGATATTCAGCCGGAGGATTTTGAGGGATGACGATAACATGGACGAAAACAAGATAATCAATTTCAATCCTGATTCAAAACCGACCATGCGCCTGCGTCCTCCTAAAAGGCCATGCTATCACAATAAGCATATAATCGTGAGTGAGCATGCTCGGACGGTAGAGTGTGAGGAATGCGAAGCTGTAATTGATCCTTTCGAATTTTTGATGGATTGGGCCAAAGGCAACTCTCGATGGGAGCATGATTTGAAAAGGCTCAAAGACGAGTGTAAGCGCATAGGCAAACGGATAGCCACGCTGAAGCGCCTGGAACGTAATGCAAAGAACCGATGTGGGAAACACATGAAACTGCCGGAATCTTGGGTGCTGGAAAGCCTGATCGAACATGGAAAGATGCCGTGGAGTTAGATTATTCCGTCTTTTGGCGAACAGTGAATGAAAGGTGAAGCATGAGCCCCCGCGCCCAACAAATGAACATGCAGCCGCTTCAATGGATGGTGGATGAATCAATAGCCTTCATTCGTGAGCGTGAGCCTCCCGAGGGCTATTTACTGGCTGATAGCTTCGGGAAAGATTCAACAGTGCTGCTCGAACTCACGAAAATGGCCGGGGTGAAATACGTCCACATCCATCATAGAACAGGAATAGATCCTCCGGAGCTAACTAAGTTCGGCATGAAACATCATTCGGAAGCGCGGATTATCCGTCCCAAGATGACGATATGGGAGGGGATACACCAATGGTTTCCGCCGACGTTATGGGAGCGTTGGTGCTGCAAGGTTTTAAAAGAGTTCCAGGTGAAAGGTGACCCCAGAAATATTCTTGTTGGAATACGAGCCGAAGAATCATCAAAGAGGGGCAATAGGCCTAGAATTTGCCATATTGGGAAACCCACCAAAAAATCCTTGATGATAGCTATGCAAATTGCAAGGGAAAAAGCTAATGGACAAAAGGAAGGGCTATACATTCTTGAGGCCATGCTTAGCCAATCCCAGTCTATAAGTGGGTACACACACTTTAAGCCTATCTTTTCATGGCTTGAATGGCATGTCTGGGAATTCATAGAGTCGATGAATCTCCCCTATTGCGAACTCTATGACGAAGGGTTTAATCGCCTTGGCTGAGTGGTATGTCCAATGATCTGCTCATCGGGAATGGGCAAAGTGAACCAGCACAGAGCGAGATGGCCGACTTATTACAAGACTTTTGAGCACGCTGTAACCCATTGGTTTTACAATCATGCTTGGTGGAATAGACATAAATACAAAACTCCAGAGAGGTTCTTGAATGCCTGGTACAGAGCGTTCCACTGAAACCATAACCACCCACACCTTCCTTGACCTTCTGACGGCTCTTGTCGAGAAATCGTCTCAGCGCCAGGTTGCACGTGACCTCGGCATATCGTCGGGATGGCTGCACGACATTTTGCATGGGCGGCGGCCGGTGCCCGCGGAAGTGGCGCGGAAGATGGGGTTCGAACGAAAGAAACAGGTGGTTTTTGTGAGGGTGGATTCTGCAAATCAGTCAAAAAATATGACAAAAAATATAACAAAAAGTTCTGATTAACAAAATATTTCAATAGTTTGGTTTAAGTGGGATTGGGGGGGGTGTGATCCAGGGGGGCTATATTCTAGTTTCCAGAAAGATTGAGGACAGCAATATTATGTCCAAGCCGCCATTGTATCTCAAGGTGTGGGTATGGCTCTTGCTCCGTGCCAAGTTCGCCGATTCCGAAGGATTGAAACGCGGTCAGGTTAGAACATCGATGCCAGAAATCAGGGAAGCCATGGCATACAAAACCGGATATCGCAGAACCATCCCTTCAATAAAAGAAATCCGAGACGTTTTAGACTGGTTACGAAGTCCGTGCGAAGGTCCTACGAAGGGCACAATGACGGTCACAACGAAGGTCACACACGGACAGATAATAACTATATGTAATTACGATTATTATCAGAACTCAAAAAACTACGAAGGGCACAACGACGGGCACAACGAAGGTTCTACGAAGGTCATAGAAGGGGCACAATTAGAAGGTAAGAAAGATAAAGAACGTAAGAAGGATAAGAAGGAAAAGAAAAAACCTATAGAGGATTTTGCACCTCCCGAGTGGATCAATCCTGAAGTTTGGGAAGCATTCCTCCAAATGCGGATTGCAAAGAAGGCCCCCCCCACAAATTACGCACTGAACCTGATTATTAAAGACCTGGAAAAGTTCAAAGCATCAGGACACAACCCAGACGATGTTATCCGTTTGTCCATAAAAAATAACTGGACCGCTGTCTATGAGCCAAAACCTCAAAGAAATAACGGTCAGCAAAGTCAAGCTCCAAAATCAAATCCAGCCATGGAGGATAAATATGCCGGAAGGACAAGGACTATCGATTTTACGGAAAGCTGATGGGGAATGCCGGGTATGCGGGAAAATAATCGAAGCCTTCATAATGCCGTTCACTGGCAAGCTTTCTCCTTTTCTAACTTGTGAAGAATGTGAACGGGAATCTGAAGCGAAGATCAAAGAAACCAACAGGCAAGCTAGAGAAAGCCATCTTCGCAGCATACAGGAGAACATTGGTTCGTATCTTGAAAAGGCTGGAGTGAATAAGAGGTATCTTCCATCAAAGCTCTCTGATTTCAAAGGAAAACTTCCGGAATCGGCTCCATGCTTCATAACCGGTCCGATTGGCACAGGGAAAACACATATGGCGGTAGGTTATTTAAGAGAATGGATTCTCCAGGGCAACTCAAGCCCGGTTTTTGTGAGGGCGGTGGATCTATTTAAGCAAATCCGGGATTCATTTGAGGACAAAAGCCAATGGACCGAAATGGAATTACTTAATTATTACGGTAAAGAAGCCGGGTTGCTCGTCATTGATGATCTTGGAACTGAGAAGGTTTCAGATTTTGTTGAGCAGACGCTTTACGACATCATCGACCAGCGATACGCCGATGAACTCCCGTTCACGGTAACGAGCAATTTGAGTGTTTCTCAGCTTGCATCTCACTACACGAATCACGGCGACCGCCTGGCGTCCCGGATTGTGGGCTCTGGTGAAGTTTTCGAAATCAAAGGCAAGGATAAGCGGATATGAACCAGAAACCGATCTATCCCGACGTTCATGGAAACGTGAAGTGCATGTATTGCGGATTGCTTTCTGGAGGGGCATGCAGGGTTTCAAGGGAACAGATGATTGGCATTGCGCTTCTCAGGAAATGCAAAGATTTCTCTAAAAAATCAGGAGAATAACCATATGGCAGGTCTATCACCAACACAACGCACGCTCCGCGCTTTACGTGAACAGGGTTTCGTTTGTGCTATCGTGGAGAAATTCAACCAATATGCTGGACCTTTCGGCATGCGGCAGGACCTGTTTGGCATAATCGATGTCATTGCCTTGGACCCTGTCCGCGGCGTGGTGGGCGTTCAGAGTTGTGGCCAAGCATTCTCCGAGCATATACGCAAAATAACTATTGAGAAAGCGCAGGAGACAACGGATTGGCTCAAAACTCCCGGGACAATCCTTGAGTTATGGGGCTGGCGTAAAATCAAGCTGAAACGTGGAGGGAAGGCAGAACGCTGGTCGCCACGGGTCAAGCAGATCACGCTTGATGATGTCGGTATGAACGACGTCGAAGATGGCGAAGACTGTCAAAATATACTTTAACAAGTAATTTCGGAATCTTAACAACTAAATGATGGGAGGGAATGATGAAAACAGACGAACTGCGAGAAAAGATTGCGCGAATGATCCAGGGACGTATTGGCAATGCCGTAAATACGCTAGCTTGGGTGATCGCTGACGAAGTGACAGCGGACCACGACCTAGAGAACGCGGGGGAGCAGCGCGCGCAGCCGTGGGAACAGATCCTTTACCTTGAAACTGAATTGAAGCAAACCGCAACAGCCTATAAATGTCGCGTAGCAGAACGCGACCGCATGGAAGCTGAGAGAGATGAGGCAAGGGCAGAACTGGCCGAACTGAAGCGCCCGGAGCCCTTGTCCGAATGCCGGCGACAGTGGGAATTGTTCAAGAATCATAAGATTACGAACGGCGGTTTCATGGACTTGTTTGATGAGATCCAGATGTTCAGGCGATCGGAGCCCGCTGCCGATGAGGATGAACTGCTGAAGAAAATGAGTTATCTTCGATACAATCCCACAATCGCAGATTCGACAAGGAAAATAATGGAACTCTGCCGAGACTTCTTCACCCGGAAGCCCGTCGAGGCGAATGCTTGCAATTGTGGGGGAGAAACCAAGCAAACAAATGGTTTGAAGCACGAGGAAGACGATGGGGATAGTTATGAAATCGGATATGAAGAACTTTTTGACGAGATCCTTATCAGGGTAGAACAAACAGGTGGGCATAATGCCGGAACTGCGACACAGCAAATACTTAAGTTATGCCGAGACTTCTTCACCCGGAAGCCTGCGGGAGAGGTATTTTACGCCAAAATTTACGATGGGGGGAAGGCCGGGCAAAAATACAGTGGCTATCTCAAAACCTCCAAAGAGGAAGCCTGTACCGAAGCAATTAACGATGAAGAATTCCAATTGGCCGAGATTAGGATAATCCCGGCGCCTGCGAAGCCCGAGACTGCACGCGAGTTGATTTCACTCCTCAAATGCGCCCTTGAAGACGTTGATTCTCCTGCCGCAGATGCAATCAGCCGAGCGATCAAATATATCGAAAAGGACACCCAATGATCCCCCTCCTAACCTGTGTCGGATGCAAACACTATTTGTCGTGCTGCTGCCTGAAATACGGCCACGACACAACCGAATCAACCGGAGCATGCAGGCAGATTGAGCCGAGAACCTTGAAGCGTGGACATTACGGGATTGAGTTTACGGGAGGTGCGAAGTGACTCCAGAGAAATTAGAGCGGATGCGATTCCTTGCATGGGGGTACGAGCGAGATGGTGGCCCACTAGGGGAAATGGCCCGGATGCTTTCCGAATGCGTGAAGGAAATAGAGTCACACGCAGTAGAAGTCCAACATCTTACCGACCTGAACGCGCTCCAGTGGGACGAGGAATGCACGAAAGGAGAAAGGTGCAACAAAGTGGTCGTCGAGCAGGCTAAGAGGATTCTGGAACTGGAATCCGGACTTACGGCGGCGAGAATGTGCCGTGCTGCACCGGGGGAGTTTTGAGATGGCAACCTTGATTGGTACATTCCGGGACAGAAGTAGAAAGCGATGGAAATACAGCAGGAGGAAGATAGCTATTCCGCGTGGAATGGCGAAACGCATCCTTGAAAAATATGATTATGCTTGCGTTTATTGCAACGGCCCAGCGGTAGATGTCGATCACATTCAGGCCTGGCAGTTCAACCAAGTCCATGATGAAAATAATCTTGTTGCGGCTTGCAAGCTATGCAATGCGCTGGGCCATATGAAAGCGTTCGAAAACCTTTCTGACAAACGCGAGTATATTTTAGAGAGAAGAAAGAGAAAGCGCGGGAAGACTGTTATTGCTCTGTGGTTTGTCGAGGATTTTGAGTCGTTGGGTCCAGGATTAAAAAGAATGCTCGGAGATGGGATTGCTTTGTGCGATTCCGTGGAGGATTTATTCGAGAAGGCGGTATTTTTTGCTCAGGAAGGATTTAAAGTGGTTGGTCCAAGAATTCCTCATACCAAAATAGAAGCATCTCAAATTGGCTAAAAATGGCCTTAAAATACAAAGTACAGGGGGAATGGAAAATGGCGTATAACAAGCAGCAATTCAAAGATTTGATCGAACGGGTTCTGAAGGAAATCGGACTCTATTCCGATGCGGCCGTAAACCTTCTTCTCGGGACCGCGGCGCAGGAATCAGGGTTTGGAACTCATCTGCGGCAATTAGGCGGTGGGCCAGGAGTAGGATGCTTCCAGATGGAACCCGCCACATTCGAATGGCTGCAAGGAAAATACAACTCGAAATATTTGTACCTCGCTGACAAGCAATGCGCGGACATGGAGCATGATCTAAAGCTGGCAATCATTATGTGCAGGCTGAGGTATTGGGTTGCCCCGCGTTCACTCCCTGGGCCTGAAGATTTATTGGGGTTAGCTGATATGTGGAAGTCCACCTACAATACATTCAAGGGAAAAGGCACCGTCGAGGAATTCATGGCGAATTACCGGAAGTATGTGGCATGAGCCGCCGAATCTCCCGCAAAGAATTCTCTTCCGAATGGGAACTGATCTACCAGGATTTCAAAGGGTTGCTCTTGGCCTGGGCTGAATCCGAGTCGATCAAGATCAACGGCCGAGCCATGTTCATGCCTTGTGATACCTATGCGTGGAGAAAAAACAAAATCGGGGGGTATGAAAAGGGAAGCTTTACCGTTGGTCATTGTTGTAAGCCAAAATATATCCAGGGGAAAAACGGGGAATGGGAATGGGTCTTTGGGGATTACAAGCCCGGTGAATTTGTGCAGGGTCAGGCAGGATTCGATTTGGAGCGCTGCACGGCGCCGAGGCGACATTCTCGGATTGATGAATTTGGAGACATATTTCGCCGGCAAGATGACTTTGACCAGGAACTAATGATCGTGGCTGAAATGGGGGGCATGGGATGGCCGGAGATTGCAAGGATGTATCCGATACCGCAAAGCAGCTTGGAAGAAAGATATTCGAGAGTCTTACTTGTGATGATCTGGCAGTGCCAAAGGCGGGGGCTGATCTGAGCAAAAGACTCTGCATTAAAGAGTACGCAAACCTTTACGGGGTTCATGCCAACACCGTTCGCCGATGGATAAGAGAGGGTTGCGTAAAATGGGAGCAACAGGCCGGAAAAAAAGGGAAGATTTTTATCATTGTTACAGATAGTGACAAACAGTAACATATAGGTAATAGAAATTCAGCAAAATCCCGGTATCCTTTACTAGACTGACCGTTAGTGCGCGATGGAATTTGCCCCACAAACAAAATCCCCCTCTTTTCCTCGAAGGCTCTCCAGAAATGGAGGGCCCTTTGTTTGGGAGAAAAGAAAAACCCCACTGGATGGGCGGGGTCTGTAGGTGATTATGGATGGAAGACGGGAAGGTTTAATCGTTGTCGGCTTTGGCGATAACTGCTTTAAGCTCGGGTAGCCACATTTCGCAGATAGACGCATAACGCTTGTCTGATTTCTGTAATGCTTCCATGCTTATTACGGTATTTTTGCATGCTTCGAGCAAGTCTGGTGCGACTGCTATTAAAACGGCGTTGGCTTCATTGTTTTCTACCAGGTTGCAGATTGCAAGGTTGTGGTCAACGGGCTTAACACATGTCCATCCGCCTTCCGTTGAACCTATTGTCCATGGTCCCGGCGTGTGTTTCATCTCGTTTCTCCCTTTTCCGTCCGGCCTTCTTCCCGGACAACGTTACTTAGTTTTGCGTTAACGGCTTCAATAACCCAATCCTTAATTGACATCCCAGAGATGGCCGCGGCCGCTTTTATCTA